CCAGTCGGAAAGTTTTCCAAAAAATGGTGCTGCCGTCGCTGGCGAATTTCGCGGTCGGCGGCGTGAAATTTGCCGTGTAACGCGCGATGTTGGAGACTCGAATGGAGTCGTAAAACGCGGGGATCCTGTTGGTTGTGGCGCTCATCGCAAGGTAAGTGGAGGGCGCCTGACTGGCCCATTGGAAGCTTTCGTACGGCGGTATCGTCCAGTTGCCCGAAGCCGCATGCGAACCCGTCATCACTCCATCGAGGAATAGACGTAGCATGGTGCCGTCATAAGTCAACGCGACATGATGAATCTTATTCACCGTCAAGCTGCTGTTTGCGTTTTGTGCGTTGATGGTAACAAGCGAACCCCCCACATCCGCCGATGCTTGTATGCAGTTGTAAGTACATCCGCCACCGTTTCCGTTAATAACAAAACCCAATGCCTGAACGTTGCTCTGCTGAGGCGCTCCAGGAGAAATGCTTAAAAAGTTGTAGTTGCCAAAGCCGCCGGCGTCATTGAGGAAAGGTTCAACATAGAACTCGACCGTGAAGTGCGGTATGCCCGAAGCGCCTCCGTTGAGAGACGCTTCGATGTTCGAAGCATTCATGATTTCGGCGGTGGCGTTATTGCCGCCGTAGCCCGCACCATTGAAAAACTCAGGGTCGGCGGCGTCGAGACTGGTGCCCCCGCCGCTCGCGATCTGGGTCGTGCCGCCGGTGGTCGTGAGCGCCCAGGTGCAGGTATTGTCGCTCACCGTGTTCGGCTGAGTAGTCGGCCACGCCGGATGCGATCCGCTGCCGGAGGTGCAACCCGGTGCCTCCTGCACCTGGACGTTGCCGTTGGAATCGAGGATGTCCGCGTATTGGGCGTAGCTGTGCGAGGCCTGCCAGGTCAGGCTGATACTCGACGTGAACGGCGGCTTCCACCCGGCCTCGGCCTGCTGCGCGATAATCGTCGGGCCATAATAGTTCTGCTTGAGCCAGGTCTGGGTCCACCCGGCACCTTCGAACTTGATTGAGCAATTTATAAGAATGGGAGCGGTAGTGTGATAGTACAAACCGCCCGGAGTGGCAGGTAAAAAGACTTCCGGCTTGTTTATCCCGGACGCGGCGCAGGCCGCGTTGACTGCCGTCTGTATCGCGGCGGTGTCGTCGGTCACGCCATCGCCCTTGGCAAGATAGGGCGGCGCCTTGACGTTGATCGCACCATTGATGTTGCCACTGACGTTCGCGCCCTCATCGATAACGGTGAAAGGTGCCGTCGTGCCATTGCCGACCTTGATTCCGCCTCCGGGCACCAGCGACTCGCGCGCTTGCGAATCGCCTGGTTGAAGCGCGAGGACGCTTGCGGCCGCGGTAATGCTGTGTCCGTTGGCGTTGAGGTCCTGCTCGAGCGCGCCGGCCGCGCAGGCCCAGGCGCCGCGCGAGCCCGTCGCCCATGCCCCGGCGCCGCCGGCGCTGCAGGGGGTGGTCGCCTGGCAGTCCTTGCACCACAGCAGAAGTCCGTCGCGCTCTCCCGGCAGGCTCGCGAACGGCAGACCCACAATCTGCGGCGCGATCGACTGGGCTCCGGATAGGCGCTGGTTGATCGCCTGGCGGAAGTTGAAGCCGGCGCCGATGCCGGTGAAATTCGGAATCGCCTGATACTGCGCCGTCGCCGCGCCCGGCAGTATAGTCAGTGCCACTAGCGCTCCGAGGAAGGCCATCGATAGGGATTTATGCATGTGTAAATCCGTCAGAACCCGATTGTCAGCCAGGAGAATCCGTTACTCTGTTCATTTGCCAGGCCGGCCCGCTGCATCAGAGCTCCAGGAACGTCGAGCACGAAGGTTGCGCCCGAAACACCATAGCTAATCACCGACGCTGTGGTGTTGCCGCCCACGGTGAGATAGTAAACATTGGTGGCCAGCGGTGGCAGCAATATGGCATTAGGAAACGGGATCGGCCAGGTCACCGTATATGTCGTATCGTTGGGAATGCTCTGCTGAGCGAGAGCGTAGTATCCCCACTGGATAATTGCGATCACTGGACCGCGGCTGACATCGGTCAGCGGAATCTTCAGATAGCCCGTGGTCTTGAGGGAGCCGGTGAAGCCGGCCACAAAACTCTGCAGAGCGCCGATGTTCGCGATATTAGTGTTCTGTCGTCCGTAGAGAAAGGCCGTGCGGTTGGCGAGTTGTTGATGCGGTTCGTTGCTGACCCCGATGCCGCTGAAACTCGCGCCGGCGCCGGCGCCCTCGACCGGGTCGGTCTGTTGAATCTGGTAAATCTCGTTGGCGGTAAATTCCGGACTATCTATAAGCGTTGCCATCATCCACCTCAGAACGTGAAAGTCCAGGTGCCCTGGTAGTTCGCCGAGCCGTTGAAAGCGAAGGCCGGCACTGTCGCGTGCGCCAGCATCGGAGCGGGCGCCGTGTGTAGCGCAACCGCCGTCCAGACCACGCTCCCGTCGCCGGTTGTGGCGCCCAGCGCCGTCGCCCAGGTGGGAATGCTGGAGCCGCTGGTGCCAGCCGTCGTACACCGCTGAAGATTGCCATTGGCATCGACCAGCAGACTGTTGGCGGTCCAGGCTGTGGACGCCGCCCAGGCCGGATTCGCGGTCCCTATCGCCGCCGGCATTACCGCCGCCGCGCCGTTGGCAAACAGCCCCACCTCCTGGACGGTCATGCCGAGCGCGCCGTAATCAGCGGTCGCCGACAGAGCGTAGTTGAACTGCACGCTCCCGGAGTTCGGAAACGTATGCGTACGCACCGAGTTGTAGTATTTGGGCGTTGTACTTAGGTCAGTGTCGGCGACTGTTGGCGCAGCTGCACCGGAGCCGAAGCCGACTGCTAGCGCGTACTGGCCGGAGGTGACCCCGGCCATCAAATTGGCCAACGCCGGCAGCCCGGCATTGACGAACAGGTTGCGACACTCCCACAGCAGGGCGCCGCGGCTGAAGATTCTGACTATTCCCTTTGGACGTTTTGCCATTGCTTTTACCCGCGTGCCGAGATCGGCACTCCGTTGGCGACCACGCCCGAGTCGGCCACCGCCGGCTCGTTGGCGCCATATGTTATACCGATATGGTAGTAATGCCGATTGTAAACTGGCGCGATCAGCCGATGCTCCGTCAGCGGCGCCAGCGGCGCGCTCAGCAGGTCGCTCGGCGCCGGCGCGCTATCGATCGCGCCTGTGTAGTCGCCCGGCGCGGGCGCGGAGTCTCCGAGCGGCGCCGCCTCGAACACCAGCGCGTCGAGCCAGCTTCGCGACGGCTTGAAGAAATTCACCGCGGCTACTATGCGAGTCGCGTCGCCTATCCCGACCGTCTGTCCCGACGCCAGGTTGACCACCACCCGAAATACCGCCCAGCCCTGCGCTGATGGCCAGGCGCTGCCTCCCCAACTCGTCTGTCCCTCCATGAAAGTGACGCTGGGCCAGCCGAGCGAGCCGAGCGCCTGCCTTATTGAATAGGGCGTGCCGTGCACGCGATGCAGTGGAATGGCCGCTTGCAGCAGTGCTCGCCAGGAATCGAAGTCGGTTGGCCCCGCGCTGCCCGACGACGATAACAATGTGTCGATATCGGTGATCGAGTCGATGTCAGTCAGCGCGTCGATACTCTCGCCCGAGGTACTCGCCGCAAGTTGCCACTGCGGGTCGAGCATGTCGAACTGCCAGGCCAGAAAGATCAGCGCCGAATCCGGAGCCGAGTCCAGGCGGTAAACGAGCAATGGCGTCAGGTCGAGTGCGTCGAGCCGCTCGATCGTCGTTGACAGCGATTGCGAACGCAGATCGCTTACCGACGGCGGTAACTGAAGCTGCGCCATCAGAGCACCAGTGAGCGCGGCTCCTCCGCGCCACAAAGGTTCCGGGCGTCCCCGCTGCCGAGGTTTTCGCCCGCGCAATACATATGTGGCTCCGGCTCGGGCTCAGGAATCGGCTTCGCGGTGTCAAAGCGAGCGATCAGCTCGTCGGCCTCCATCGTGCTCCGCTTGTGGTCGGCGACCAGATGCGTGCGCACCGCATCCGCCATGCGCAATTCGCTCCGGCATAGTGGACAAAACTGCGTCGCCGGCGAGGTCATCACGAATGCTCCGTGGCGATCGCCTGCGTCAAAGTAATCTCGGTGCAGTTGGCCCATTGTCCGGCAGTGAGTTGCGTATAGGATGGCTGGGTCAGCACCACCTGGTACACGCCGGGCACCGAGAGCGCCGCCACTATCTCGCTTGGCACGATGTCGCGTTGGATGCGCGCGGCAAGGTTGAGCGCGATGCTCTCCGCAGCGGCATTGACGGCGGCCATGGTCGAAATCGGTTCGGCGTCCGCGAATAGTGTGACGGTGCCTGTAATTTGGTAATCGATTTCGCTCACCGCGAGCGCGCTCACGATGTCGGTCAGCGGCCGCACGTCGTCGGCGCCAAGCGCCTGCTGCACTCTGGCGAGCAGCGCCGAATTTGCCACGCCTGCGCTGTTGGGCGAAGCTGCAGGCTGTGCGGCAATTGGTCCCGTAAGGATGTACACCTGGACGCTGCCGGGCGCAGGCGACACCACGTCGACGTCGATGATCGACGGATCGACTCCTAGCGCGAAGAAGCGGTACGCGCCCACCGGACCAGCCACGCTGAACTGGTTGGGCGCGGCCTGGATGCGACTGCGCAGATGATCGTCGGTCTCGGGCGCCGAGCCGCCGCCGGTCGTCGTTGTGTTGGTCACGGCAGCGATTAGCACGTTGGGGTTGAGCAGTACATTGATCTGTCCGGGCAAATAGCCATTGGCGTCCGGACCCGGTGTGCTGCAGGTCGCCGTGACGCTCGCCACACTTGTTGCGGCGGGCACGATGAGATCTGCGTTGGTGGCGAACACGAACTCGCCGTCCGCGGTACCCGCTCGAGTGCCGGCCGCGATCGTATATGGAAGCGTCAGCGCATTTTGCAGCGTGAACTGCAACGTCGTCACGGCACCTTGCGCGCCGAGCCGGCTCACTCCGAGCAATTGTCCCAGGTAATCGATCATCGGAAACACGGCGAAGGCGAGCAGATTCTGCTGTCCGGCGTACTGGATCGCATTGCGGACCAAAGATTCACGGTAAGCGTACAAATTGATGAGCAGGCGCTCGACCTGCGCCGGCTGCAGGGTGCGGCCGGCCGCGGCCTGAAAGGCCGCCACCATGTCGGCCAGGATCAGGTTAGGGTTGAGTCCGTCGGCGTCTTTGATAAACGTCGGCGGCGGCAGACTTGATATTCCGGCTCCCATCTCGTTTTCCTTGGTGATCGGCGCCGCGTTCCGCGGGCGTCTTGAACTTGCTATCCGGCCTGGCCCGCGTTCGCCAGCGTTACGGTCGTATTCTGGGTCGGACTCGGGGTGCCGCCCAGATTGAGCTGCCATGCGACGGTGATCTCGACATGCGCTCCGGGTTGGGCGACAACTCCGGCAAGGGGCACGGTCGACACCGACAGGACTTTCACTCGCGGCTCCCACTGGGTGATCGATTGAGTGACTTCTCGGACCACGGCTGGTCCCGCTTCGCTTATCGGCGCGTCGATATATTTCCAGAGATCAGTACCGAAGGTAGGGCGCAAAACGTCTGTACCCTTGGGGGTAGTCAGTATTATCGCGATGCACTGGTCGACGTCATCGACTCCCATGACCACGCCGCCGATTCCCGATCCCGGTTGCCCCGCCGAATCCAGCATCAGCGACCAGTCCGCCGATGTGATATCCGAAAGTGTTACTGCTGTCTGAGCCATAATGTCACTGTCCGCGAATCCACGCGCGGCCTCTGAGCGTCACCATTATATGGGCAAAATACTCACGACATCTGTTGGGTTGGCGGCGCGGTGTTCCCACCCTGCGGATCCGCATGGGTATGTCCGTTGTAGATGTTGATAATCCCGTCCACCGAATCGTTGTGCGCCGAGGTAATCAGATTGATACCGCCAGCGGCGTGCACGGTGATGTCTCCGCTAGAGTCGATCGCAATCGACGCGCCGCTGACGCTGAGATGTAGGGTTGCCGCTTCGGGCAGGCTGACGGCGAACGCATGTGCGGCACGGTCGTATTCGATGCTCGCCCCGTCCTTGAAGGACAAGTGATACTTGTCCGCGCTGTTGACCGGCGCCGCGTCGGAGCTTGAGTATATAGCTCCCAGCACGGCGCCGGCTTCGTCGTGCTCATCCATCAGACAGACCACCTGTTCGCCTAAATCGGGTATCCAGTAACTCTTGTCGTCTTGCGTCTTCGGGAGGAGAATAGGCAACCAGTACGACAAAAGCTGGTCGCGATCTGGAAACGCGACGCGCACTCGCGCGCCCTGAAGGTCTTGTTGCTTCACGAGGCCTACGCGGAACATCGGTGTTGGCTCCTCGATCGGGATGTGGATTCTCGCTTCACAGGGCTACTATCCGAGGCGACCCTGCGACAGCATTCTCAACTCGACCTCAGTCACATAGCCGATAGCGCGCGAGAGGCGATGTTGCGCGCGCTCGATCATGTAGCTTCCGTCCATCACGTCCCATCCGGAAAGCGCAACAACATTGCCAGCCACCAGCAGGGTCGTCCCCGGCGCGACCAGGCGGCAGGTGACCTGCAGACGATTCGCCTCGTGCAACGCGGCGTTCGCGCGCTCCAGAGCCTGCTGGCCATTCTCGCAGCGTGCAACGACCTTCAGCACGTCACCGGTCGCGACGACGGAACTGGCCTCGGCGGTTTGCGAATAAAGCTGCTTGCTCTGCGGATCGAAGTAGGCAGTTTGAGCCTGTTTGTAAATCCGATGGGTCTTGGCCACGAAGCTGAAACGCTCAACCGTGTTGCGGTGGAGCGTCAGCGCCGCAGGCTGCGATTGGAGCAGCGCACGTGAGTAAAAGACCAGCTGAGCGCCGCGTACGGTGAAATCATAGTCGTGTTCGATCGCGACGCGGCGCAGGAACTCGAGGTCGCTCTCCTGCTTTTGCGTGATCCGAAGATAGCTCACATCGACCTGATTCGGGGCTCCGACTACCGTCATTCCGTGCCGCCCGGCGATGGTGGTTGCGATTTGTAGCAGCGTCTGGTTCTCGTAGCCGAGACTGTTGCGTGTGCGGAGCGCAGGCGTGATCCACGCCGGAAGGCAGCGCAGATGAAAGACGTCGGGTGGTCCTTCGATTTCGAGGTCATCGATCTGAAAATCGCCGCACGGCAACAACATTTCGCCGCTATAGCCAATCAGGAGGCTGACGACATCGCCCTGTTGCGGAAACCATGTCCCCTGCCAGCGTCTATCGCGATCTTCCAGCTCGATTTCCAACTCTCCCGAGCGCCCCCCAAGCTCGTCGACATACCTAATCGAAAGCACCATGCGCGATATGTCTGCGGTAATGTTAATGCCGCTGTAACTGAGCATCCAGTTGGGCGAGCGGACCGGATAGGCTATCGCGGCGGCCATCAATTCATACCGTGGCGGCGGTTTTCCAGGGCGGCAGATCGACACTGAGCACGCTCTGCTGCTGGATGATCGGAATCGCCAGGGCGATTCCCGCCTCGAAAGCTGGCTCGATTGGTACTCTTGGGTTAGCCATTATGATAATGCTGTAGTTAGTGGGGTCGCCATAATAGTGCCACGCCAGCAGGTCCCATCTCTCTCCCGCATAAGTTAGATGCTGGATGAACTGCGGCGCGCTCATTGCGGTGACCTCACGATGGCCGCGGCCGGAACGTCGGTATGAGAAAGATTCGGCCCGCCGGCGCCGCCCGGCAGCGGGTTGTCGACCAGCGGAGAAACGCCGGGCTGATTGAAGGTGGGTGCGGTATAGCTCGCGGCGAACGCGCTGGTTCCCAGCACCGCAGCGGGAGAGGTATAGCTGATAGCTATAGGCGCGATGCCGAGCGGCGCCGCGGCCAAACGCGGTGGCGCAGTCGGGTCGAACTCGGAACCAGGAACCCATTCGCGAAGGCCGGTGCGCACACGGATCGCGATGGGCCTCGCGTCGGCGCCGAGTTGAATGTCGCTGGTGGTGACCGATTCCACGACGAAGAAGCCACGGAAGACACCGTTGCCGAGTACCAGGGCACGCGCCTGATGGTCGCCGGCGGCCGCGAGCAGCGCTGCGAGTTGCGCCGCTGGGTCCGTAAAGGACTCGTGAAAAAGCATTGCGAGCGTGACGCTCTCGAGCTCGGCGGCGAGCCATTGCAGGCGCGGGCGGTCCTCCACCACGCGATGCTCCGCGTAATCGAAGCGTCGGCTCGATTCAAAGACCTCGGGCGACCCGATCACTTGAAAAGAGATTTCACCAAGTAGTGCGAACATGGTCTTGCCTGACGATCGTCCCGATCTGCGGATACCGGGGTTAGAAATCTCTGCGTTGCTGCCGCACGATCTCCCGTGCCAGCACCTGGTGCAGTTCGCGGCCGTGGCGCTCGAGCACTTCCATCACGTGGCTTTTGAGCGCGGCAGCGTCCGTGGCATGTTCGGATTGGATAACTACGTTGGGCGCATAGTGCACTACGATCGCGTCTCGGGCCTCGCGCGTCGCCGACAGCGGGGCGGCGATACGCGCCGGAACGAGCGGCACCGCGAACGCGGCCGTGACAAGCGCTTGAGCGAGCATCAGCGGTGTGGCGAACGCGCCGACCGCCGCGGCTCGCCCGACCGTGCGCAGTAGCGAAACCGGCCGCGCGGCGGCTCTGGCATGCTCGGCGCCTCGCACAGTACTCATTGCGCGGGCGATTGTCGTTGCGGAAATGGATAAAGACCGGGTGTCGTTCGTGCGCACCGTCAGAGTGGCTGTCGAATTACCGTCGTATGCGGCCGTGCTTCCGAGCTTGTCAGCGATCCGCTTAAGCAGCCGTGCGCGAGCCTTGTACGCCGAATCGGGCGAACGCAAAAGCAGCTGTTTGAGGGCATTCCAATTCCGATGGAATTCGTACCCGACGGTGCCGAGCCCGGCGATAGCGGCCAGTATGGCTTCGACGATCAGATATGCAGTGACCTTGATTGTGCCGAGCATCGTGGCGAAATCAACGGCGCTATTGGTGAGCCCGCTCAGCCGTGGCGTGGCACCTGCGATGCTCATGGAGCGGAGGCGCCACAGAACGTTTTGCCATCCTCTGATGAAAGGCGGGATGAAGGTAGTTCGAAAAAACAAATGTGCCGCGCCCGCCAGGGTTGGTGTGAAGGGCGCGGCGACCACAGCTCCGGTGGTCCTTGATATGAACGAATGGCGTCGGGCTGTTCCCGCCAGTCTCGCCATAGCATGTGCCGTATCCGAAAGTAGGTGGGTAACTGGAGATATCGGCAGAGCGGGCATCGTTTGTGCCGGCGGCCAAGGGCTGATCAGCGCTTGCGCTTTTGCGCCGCTGAGACTCGGCGTCGGCACGAGGTGTACCGGATGCTCTGATCCGGTGCTGCGCTCGCTGGCATTCTCCGCTCTCCTAAGGCCTGGCGAATCAGTCGAAGCCCCGGCTGTAAGAGTGCGGTGTGGTGCGCTCGATGTCGATACAAACGGAGGAATGCACACTGCACGCGAGTCAAAATGCCCATATGGCCGGTGGATGTCCGAGCTTACTAAAGAGGCCCTGATATCCAGCAGGCGCACCGCTTTGGCCGCACGCTGCATCGCGTTTGCAAGCCGGCGGGTGTGTGTGACCGCTTCGAGTAAGCCAGGTCTCATCCAGAAAGGGGTCGTCATAGGATTGGCCGTGTTGCGATAACTCAGTAGCTCATTGCCTATTGCTGCGGGGCGCGCCTGTCGCTTCGTCGGATGCGCGATTGTAATCGGCAACCGCCGCCATCCAGAAGTCGATCTCGTCAAACTCCATCGCTGCTAGGTCCCCGACGCCGAAGCCGAAGCGGACGAGTCCTGCGAAGCCGCCGGCGCTCGGGAGGCCGGCGCCGGCTCGGGAAAATTTGCTCCCGTTACCTCGGCCTGCAGGACGAGCACGTCGCCCAAGTCCATCTCGATTACGTCTTCATAAATGATCGGCGCGCCGTCGATCTGCGCCAGCTCGGCGATTAGCGCGAACACCACGGCTGTCGAGTCAGGGTTGCCGGCCACCGCGCGCTGCGCGCGCATCAGGTCGCGCCCTTTGCCGCGGCGGATTGCGGCGGTCTTGCCGGAGGGCAGCGCCACGCTATGCGATTGCGCCGACTGAATCTGTTGCTCGGATGGTTTTGTCTCGGCCATGAGGGTCGTCTCCGGCGAGCCGTGATTAATCGCTCAGGGGGGCCGCTGGGGCGCGGCGGAAAAAGGACGAGGCCTTAGCCGCCCAGATTGGCGCGGAAGGTACTCAGTTGATCGACGCCGTTTACTACGTAGATATTCGCCATCACGTCGAACAGGAAAATCTGCGTACCGCCGATATACAGTTCGGAGTGGTACACTGAAATCAGCGATGTGGTATCCACACCCTCGTGCAGTTTGAAGTTCATCGAGCCGGCGTCTTTGAAAATCCCGGTCATCAGATACACCAGCGGCTGTTCCTGGGTGCGTCCCTGGCTGGTGTAGGTTTCAAGGTTACTGCGCACCTGGAAGTAATGCGCCTGGAAGGGGCTGTTCAGCGCCGCCTCGGCCTCGGGATAGATCGACGCCCACTTAATCTTGGCCTCGAGCTTGTCCACTCCGGCCCAGAATTCGGCCGTGCCCGCCATCCCAAGGCCCTTGTGATCGACCATTTTGTGCTTGGGCTTGGCGACCTCGATTTCCTCAGCGCGGCCGAGGAGACCGATACCGTCGAGGTAGACGTTGGCGTTGGTGATTCGATTTACGGAGAGGTTTGGCATTGCGATGAGCCTCGTCGGGCCCGGGCGCGCGCGGCGCCCGCGGCCCCGATTAGTGTGACCTTAGGCGTTGAGCGTAACCGCGGTGAGCGCGCTGGTGTTGCCGAGTCCGCTCAACAGCGTGGTATCGATAAAGACGTTGAAGGTCAGGCGCTCAGCCGGCGGCGGCGGCATCACGTCGATGTCGAAGACCAGTTGTCCGGCGGCCACCTGGCTGGGCGGGTTTTCCGACGGGTTGTAGCTGGCGGAGCCGGCGACCAGCGCGCCGCGTCCGATGAGCCCGCGGATGAAAGCGTTGACGCTTGCGAGGATCGCCGAGATGAGCGCGTTGCTGATCGGCTGGTCGATGAACTGGAGCATCGAGAGCTCGACCGATTCCTCAATCAGGTCCATGGTGCGGTGCACACTGATGAAGTTGTTCGGCGTGGTCGAGGTGGGATAGGCCGCCGAACGGTTGCCCCAAACCCGCAGGCCCGTGCCGAAGGCATTGAAGACGGTCAGGATGCCCTGTGCGTTGAGGTTGTTGACGTCGCTCGCGGCGTCCAGCACCGAGGCGTAAAGCGTTACGTCGGGGCCGAGCGGTCCGATCACCTGGGTATTGGAAGGCGACCACCAATAGCCCTTCTGCAGGTCCTTGGCGGCGATCGTTCCGGCTACCCACGGCGAATATGGCCCGACCGCGGTTACGTTGGCTGCGTTCTGTGTCGGAGTGCCCGCCGAGTTGAGCGTGACGCCCGCCGGTATCAGGCCGAGGTCGAAGAACTTCTCCTGCGGGTAGCACAGCACGGCCCGGTCGGAGCTGGTGTCGAAGACGTTGCCCGCGACGCCGCGGTTGGCGATCGCGGTGGCCGGGGAGATCGACGGCGGAGAGTCGATCAGCGCAATCGCGCGAATCGTCAGTGCGGTCGAGAGCAGGGCGCTCGCCGCGGCCGCATCCTGCGAGTAGCCGGGGGCGATCAAAATCTTTGCGAAGAACCCCATCGTGCCGTAAGTCGTGCGTAGAGCCTGGATCCCGGTGTACATCGTGCCGGTAACCGAGCCAACGACGTCGCTGTCCAGCACTTTGCTTGGGTCCGCGTAGCTGAAGGACACGGTAAGCGCCTCGCCGCTGGTGATCGCGCCGCCCCCCTTCTGGGTCACAATTCCATTGATCGCGTCGAGCGTGTAGTCAGTTCCATTTATATAGGTAGTCGAACCGGTGCCGTTTTTGAGTACCACATTCCAGACGCCCATGTGGCCGAGATTGAGCACCTGCGGACCCGACGCCGGCATCGACATCGCCTGGGCCGCGATGGCGGTGTAATGAAGGTACGGATTGAAGACGTTAATTACGATCACCTGTCCGGCGCCCTGAGCCTGGATGGCGCCGAGCGCGTAGGGAATCGTATAGCCCTGCACTAGCGGCCCATAAGCGGCGGCCGAGCCGGCGATGTTCGGGTTGGCGGTGAAATTGACCAAGGTGGGAGTCTGCAGCAGAGTCCCGGCGATGGTCACGAGCTTCCAGGCCGCAGTGCCATCGGCGGTGGTGGTGTTGAGCGTGGTCGCCCAGGCCGGCGCGGAGCCGCCGCTGGTGCCGGCGGTGGAGCACTGCTGGATGTTGCCGTTGGGATCGACCACCTGCTGGCCGGCCGCGGTGACGCTGTTGGGCTGCCACATCGCGGGCGCGCCGATTGCCGCCCATAGCGGGGCGGAGCCGACCAGGCCGATCACCGCCGACTTGACCACCGTGATCGGGATCGGTCCGGTGGAAATTTCGATCGTTTCAATTCCATGTAGAAAGCTGGCTGGCATCTTCTTTCACCTTCTTTTAATGCCTGCGGGCGTTTGCCGCTCCGTTGCGTCTAATTGGTAGGGGCCGTCGGAGATGAGCTGCCGCCGGCCACCGCGGTGACGGTTTCGGAATAGGTATAGTCGATTTGGACGGACGCACCGGATGCGATCGAGCCGCCCGCGATCAGCATGATAATTCCGTTGACGGCGTCGAGCGTGTAGTCAGTTCCGGCGAAATAGGGATTGCCGCCGCCGACTGGAGTCACCATGAGGTTGGCGACATTACCCACTGGCAACTCGATCACGCCTTGCGAATCGAACGTATATGCGGCCTGGGTCGCGACTCGGACCGTCTGCCCGCCCTCTTCCAGTGCCGTGCCCTTGACGAAAACCGGGAAGTTGTCCTGGGTCGAGGCCTCCAACGCCATCGTCTCGAGCGCGTAGAGCGCCGACCAGATCCATACGCCGCCCTGCGGGTCGCGGCCGAGAAACTGTTCCCGCAACGGGAACATCTTGCGGCATCCCGGCAACCGCAGACCGGTGAGCGCGGCCCGGATTGATTCGAGCAGCGAGTAGGCGCCGGGATTGGGCCCGGAGGAATCGCCGCCGAAGCTCCATCCCAGGTCACGCACGAGCAGCGTGATTTCGAATTCGAGCCGCCGCGCCTGCACCACCGCCGCCGTGTCGATCAATGCCCCGTATGTCGCGCCGCGCCAGGCCACCAGGGCCGCGCCGATACGATGGGTAAGGCGGTAGGCGGCGGCCTTATCGGGAAACTGCGCGATCTCAATCGCGTGAACCTGCGCCCGGAGCTGAGCCGCGATCGCCGACTCGATGGTGGCGATGTCGAGCGGGGTGGGCGGCGCGAAAAACTGACCCGCCCATGCAC